TTTGCGCTGCCGGTTGAAATCGGCATGAGCCTGGACGAGGTAAGCCGGATCGAATTTGTGTTCAAACAGAAGAGCTGCAAAGGCTTCCCGGCCATTAAAACCAACGTCTGGCCCGACGACTGCACCCGGCAGGAAGGACAGAACATCATCCTTATCCCCTGGACGCGGGCGGAGACATACAAATTCATGGGCGGCGAGACGCTGTACATGGACACCCGCATCACATTGCGGGACAGCACCGACCAGCCGCAGACTGAGATTCTGGCGCTCAAAATGAGCCCGACCTTATTCCAGGAGGCGGATGGCTCATGATCCAGGTGCGAGTGGCCCAACAGAGCGCCGTATCGGTGCGCATTGCCGGAGCGGCACCCGTGCGGGTGGACGTGACCGGCACCGCAGTGGTTAGTGCGCCGGAGTATAGCGGGCCATATGACATCACGCCGTTGTTTACGGCGCAGGTTTTGCCCACGGCGAAAAAACTGATGCAGAAAGACGTGACAATCCGCAAGATACCGCAGTACGAGGTATCCAACGATTCAAGCGGCTACACACTGATAATAGGAGATGAATACTACAATGCCCAATAAATACGTAAACAAGGTTGTTATCGGCAAGGAAACGAAACTTGACCTTACCGCAGATACCATTACCCCGGACAAGCTGGCAAAAGGTATCACGGCACACGACAAGTCCGGTGCCCCCATTACCGGCACCAGCACAAAAGACGCTGACACCAGCGATGCCACCGCCGCTGTGGCAGAAGTGCTGAAGGGCAAAACATTTTACGCCCGCGGCGCCAAAATGACCGGCACGATGCCCAACAACGGCGAAGTCAACGGTGAAATCAGCACCGTGGACGGCAAATACACCATCCCCATGGGCTTCCACGATGGCTCGGGCGGTGTGACCATCGCAGCAACCGAACAGGCCAAGCTGGTGCCCGCCAACATCCGCGAGGGCGTTACGGTGCTGGGCGTGAAAGGCTCTATGAGCGGAAGCGAAGGTATGAAACCGCAGGCCAAGAGCGTTACACCGACCTTTGAGCAGCAGGTTGTGCTGCCCGACACAGCGTATAACTGCCTGTCGCAGGTCACCGTGGCGGCTATCCCGGCCACATACGTTGATAATGCGGCTGGCGGTCAGACGTTGACGATTGGAGGCTGACAATGGCGGTCAACAAGGTTGTTATCAATGATGAAGTTGTCCTCGACCTGACCGGTGATACGGTGCAGGCTGCCGACCTGCCGAAAGGGGTAATTGCCCACAGTGCCACAGGGGCCAAAGTCACCGGAACCACAAACTATGCCGGTTCCAGCAACGCGGGCGGCTCCGCAACGAGCGCCGAAAAACTAAATAACAGCCTGACCATCAAACTGAACGGAACCAGTCAGGGCGCATGGGACGGCAGCAGCGCAAAAACCATTGACATAACGGCAGCCAGCGTTGGCGCGACAAGCGTTACGCTCAGAAGGTGGTGACAGCTGCATGGGTGTGTATTTAGGCAGCAACGCCGTTGATATGCAGGGCGGCTTTGCGACGGGTGGTGCCAGTGGGGCGAGTTTGCAGAGCAAGACCGTAAGCCCCAGTGAGAGCGCACAGACGGTTAAGGCCGACAATGGCTATGATGGTTTGAGCCAGGTTACAGTGAATGCAGTATCAAAAACTTATGTGGGAAGCGGCGTGACGAAAAAAAGTGCTGCGACTTATACGCCGGGAACGAGTGACCAGAACATTGCATCCGGCCAGTATTTGAATGGAATCCAGACGATTAAGGGTGACAGCAATTTGACTGCGGCCAATATTAAGAGCGGCGTAAAGATTTTTAATGTGACAGGCAGTTATGCCGGGAGCAGCAGTGGCGGAAACACGCCAAGCTTGCAGACCAAAACGGTCAGTCCCAGTGAAAGCACCCAGACGGTCAGTCCCAGTGAAAGCACCCAGACGGTAAGCCCGGACAGCGGATATGACGGACTGAGCAAAGTGACCGTGAATGCGATATCGAGCACTTATATTGGCAGTGGTGTGACCAAGAAAGCTGCGGCAACTTATACCCCGAAGACCAGCGACCAAAGTATTGCATCTGGGCAATACCTGAGCGGGACACAAACAATCAAGGGCGATGCAAACCTGGTGGCCGGGAACATTAAGAGCGGTGTGAGCATTTTTGGTGTGACAGGAACTTATACCGGCGGCGGGAGTTCCGGCGGCAGTGGCAATAACAATGTAGAAGCTTATGCCGTTACCAGCACCAGCCCAAGCGTTAGTTTTAAGACCGCCAGTGGAACCATTAAGATTTGGGGCTACGGGACGATTACCAGCTCTGGCGGCTGGGGCGGGCAGACTACGAGCCTGATCGCGTTTGCAGGCGACAAGTATTACAATGGCACCGTATACGGCGGCCCAAGCTCCACAAGTCTGAGCTTGAGCATCAGCGGCGGAAAACTGACGGGGCTGCCGAGCGGATTATCCGCAATCAGCGCGATTGTGACGAGAGGTATTTGATTATGGCGACGGATACAAAACTTGACAACCTGGTGATCAACTACCTGACCCAGAGCCAGTACGACAATGCGAAAAGTTCTGGAACGTTGAATGCGAACCAGATTTATATGACACCAGCCTCCTCCAGTACCTATACGCTGCCTGCCGCTACCAGTTCAACCCTGGGTGGTGTGAAGATTGGCAGCAATATTACGGTGAGTTCCGGCAAGATCAGCCTGACAAAGGCGAATGTAACAAGTGCTTTGGGGTATACACCGCCAACAACCGACACCAAGTACACACTGCCGACAGGTAATGCTTCGACCACGGGCGGCGTGAAGCTGAGCGATTCGACCAGTTCAACCAGTTCAACCAGTGGTGGGATTGCAGCAACACCGGCGGCGGTGAAGGCGGCCATCGCGGAAGCAAAACTTGCGGCCTGGCCGATTGGAAGCATTTACATGAGCGTAAACAGTACAAGCCCGGCAAATCTATTTGGTGGCACATGGGAAAGAATATCTGATACTTTCCTGTTTGCTGCTTCCAGCAGTTATCCCGCAGGTAGCACTGGGGGCGAATTCACCCATAAGCTTACACAAAGCGAGCTACCGAATTATTCGCTGTCTGTGACCAACGGAAGCAACGTAATACGCTCCAAAACCGGAAGCACTGCGGATGCGTATGTCCAAACGCAATCAAGTGGCTGGGGTATTCCGAACTGGGAATCCAAAACCGTAACAGTCGCCTCCGGCGGTTCCGGGGCAGCCCACAACAACATGCCGCCTTATTTATCGGTATGGATATGGAAGAGGACAAAATAAAGAGGATAAAAATGCGGCTGAAGAATGAAGAAGCCCTGCTGCACTGGCCCCTGGCCCAGCACATTATCACCGCAGGCTGGCTCTACAATGACGGCAGCCTGCACCGGGCGCTGGATTTCCGCGCAGCGGTGGGCACCCCTGTGTACGCAGCGGAAGCAGGCACCGTGACAACCGCCTACTACTGGAACGGCAAGCGCACCCAAGGCGATATCAACAGCTACGGCAACATGGTCAAGCTGCGCCACACGACCTACAAGTACGGCACATTGGAGACACTGTACGCCCATCTGAGCAAGCTCTGCGTAACTCAGGGTCAGCAAGTGCAGGAAGGCCAGCTGATCGGCTACAGCGGGGATACCGGCAACTGCTATGGAGCACACCTGCATTTTGAAGTGCGGTGGAAGGGCAACCGCACCAACCCGCTGAACTGGCTGGACAACGATTTTAGCACGGCCAGCCGCGCGGTGCGGCTTGGCAGCTACAGCAGCGTACAACACGCAAAGGAAGTGGAATACATGAAGTATGCTATTGATGTAAGCAAGCACCAAGGCAAATTTGATTGGCAGGCGGCGTATGATAAGGGCATCCGCCATGCCATGCTGCGCGCCGGGTATGGCCGTTACAGCAGCCAGGTTGACCCGCAGTGGGAGCGCAACGCCGCTGAGTGTGCCCGCCTGGGCATCCAGTACGGCGTGTACTGGTACAGCTACGCCAGCACCCCCGCAGAAGCCCGCCAAGAGGCACGCTGCTGCCTGGCCGCAATTCAGGGCAAGCACCTGTGCCTGCCGGTGGCTTACGACATTGAGTATGAGCCGTGCATCCTGCGCCTGACCAACGCGCAGCGCACCGCGCTTGTCCAGGCCTTTTTGTCGGAGATCGAAGCAGCGGGGTATTATGGTATCCTGTATGCGTCCTGCGATTTCATCCGCAATAGGCTGGACTACAAGGCGCTGTCCAAATATGATGTCTGGGTTGCCCAGTACAGCAGCAAGTGCACCTGCCCGCTGCCGTATGGTATCTGGCAGTATTCCAGCCGCAACGCGCTGGGCATCCCCGGCTACGGCACCAGCCTGGACTGCAACCGGGTCTACAAGGACTATGAGCAGCTGATGATCCAGGCGGGCCTGCAGGGCCACACCGCGCCCACCCCGGAGGATACCACCCCCAACAAGCTGGACAAGCAGCGGATTACCATTGGCCGTATCTCCAGCGGTGACCGCAGCACCATCCGCGCCCTGTGCGAGGGGCTGGGGCTTATCTCCGCTGGCCTGTACCGCGAAACCTGTGCAGCTGGCAACCAGTGGATGCTGGACGTTGGGCCGGTATCCAGCGGCGACGCCTGGTACATAATGCGCAAGTGCGCAGAGCTGCAGCTGATTGATGCAGGGCTGTACAAGGCCGAGTATGTGGAGGTATGAGCATGGATGCTATCATCGTTGCCCTGATCACCGGCGGGCTGAGCCTGCTGGGGGTGGTTATCACCAACATGATGGCTGCCCGCCGTACCGAACAGCGGATGATAACGGCCCAGGCGGTCACGGATGCCCGCTTGGAGGAGCTAACCCGCGAAGTCCGCGCTCACAATAACTTTGCCCAGCGGGTGCCGGTGCTGGAAGAGCAGTTGCGTGTGGCAAACCACCGGATCGCGGACCTGGAAAACAAAACTGCTTGAAAATCACACACAGAGACATAGGAGGAAAAATCATGGATATTGCATCCTTTGGCATCGCAAGCGTTGCCTGCATCACCGTCATCTGCTACCTGGCCGCAACGGCTGTCAAGCAGACCCCACTGGCAAATAAGTGGCTGCCGTCCATCTGTGGTGCCCTTGGCGGCCTGCTGGGGGTGGCCGCCATGTACATCAACGTGCCGGACTTCCCGGCCGCGGATCCGTTGACCGCCCTGGCCGTGGGCATCGTTTCCGGCCTGGCTGCGACCGGCGCGGATCAGGTTATCAAACAGATCGGCAAAGGCAACTGACTGGCAAGTTACCAGCAAGTTAAATAATCCATAATTAAAGCGGCGGGCTTTCCCAATTTTCAGGGATCGTCCGCCGCTTATTTTTTATGCTCTTGTAGTCAAAATGTAGTCAGCCTAACATATAACAAAAAGCGCGGCGAATGTTTTACACATCCTACCGCGCTTTTTCTGGTGCACCATCGGGGACTCGAACCCAGGACCCACTGATTAAGAGTCAGTACCGGGCAACGATACAGCGTTCAAATTGTCGTTTTACCGTTAGTCTCAGGTAGTCAAAAGTAGTCAAGATGGCTCCGGGATGTAGTCAGTTTGTAGTCAGGCAGTGCCCTCTGTTCTATCCGCCCCGTCCGCTGCGGAGTTGAAATAATCGTCCAGTTTGCCGCTCACCTTCAGGCCGTCCTCGGCTTCCAGGTGGGTGTAGATCCGGGCGGTCATCTCGATGCTGGCGTGGCCAAGCAGCTGCTGGGCGGTGCGCAGATCCACACCGGCGTGGTACAGGCAGGTGGCATAGCTGTGGCGCAGCATGTGGGCGTGCACCGGCAGCAGCGACACCCCCGCCACATAATAAGCCCACATCTTTTTGTAGGCCGACTGCGTCATCACGCCGCCGTCAGCTTTGGTCACAACGTGCTCCCCAAGGCGCGGCGTGGCATCCAGAATGGCCCGCAGTTTGGCGGGCACCGGCACCAGGCGGTGGGATGCTGCGTTTTTTAGCTCCATGCTGGGGTCCGGCTGATTGCCGCCCGCAAAGGTCACGGCCCGGCTGACAACCAGTGCCGCCGGGCCAATGTCCCGCCATTGCAAGCCCAGGGCCTCTTCCTTGCGCAGGCCGCAGTAGTAGCACAGCGCGCAAAATACTTTGGCCCGCGGCTCCGCAATGGAGGACAGCAGCTCCTCCGCTTCGTCCTGCGTCAGGTATTTCTTTTGCTTGGGGCGCGCGTGTGTGGTAATGCGGATGCCGTCGGTGGGGTCATCGCGGATCAGGTGGTTCGTCTGGGCCGTCTGCATGATCTGCCGCACCGTGATCAGCACCTTGTGCTGCAGGGATTCCGACTGTTCCGTGATCTCTGCCATGATGGCCCGGATATGTACCGGCCGCACCTCCTGCAGCTCCATGCAGCCGATATGCTGCATGATGTGCAGATTGTAGGCATCCCGGTACATTTTGGTGGTAGCGGGCCGCAGCCCCTGCTTATAAGAGCGCAGCCAGATCTTGGCCCACTCGCCCACAAGGGTATGGTCCCCTACTTCCAGCCCCGCTTCATCCTGCGCCTGCACCGAGCGCACCGCAGCTTTCAGTTCCGCTTCGGTGCGGCCATACACCAGGCGCGTTTTGCCGTTGGACAGGGTGATCCGCTTTTGGTAGCGGCCATCTGCGCGGCGCTTTAATGTTTGTTTGGGCATAAAAAATACACCTCCAAGGTATGGGTTGTAAAGCTGCGGGTTTTGGCGTGTGGGGCCACAGCCGCGTAAGCGGGTGGGGAGCGCCAAACGCAGGCCACGCGTGGCCTGTGACCGCACAAGGCGGTTTCGCCGCAGGCGAAATTACAAGCATTGCTTGTAAAGCCTGCCCGGAGGTGATATAATCCAAGTGTGGTAGGTTGGACTATGCCTTTGGGCAAGCTGATCTATGGAAACGCTCTCGGTGTTGGCGCACCGGGGGCGTTTTTTGTTTTGTTCGGAGTTATCTGGCAACAAAATACGGGTTCGGCTTCATCAATATCAGGATGATATCAACAATCCAGCCGATGCCCAGCAAACCGAAGGTGAGCAAGTACAGCACGCCCATACCGATGCGCCCTTCATAGAATTTATGCGCACCGAAATACCCCAGGAACAGGCACAGGAAAAACGCCGTCCACTTATTGCAATATTTTCCGCGCACTGCAGTTCTGATGCCTACCGAAGCACTGGCGGATGCCGAAGCGCTGGAATTATTGTTATTGACGATGTTGATCTGCTTATCCTGCGGCAGCTCCCCCGCCTGTTTGCCACACTTGGGGCAGATGATGCAGTCGGAATCAATTCGCTCCCCGCAGTGTGGGCAATACTTGCGCTTTACCAATTCCTGCCCACATTCCGGGCATACACTGGCATTTACATCTACGGTTGCACCGCAATGCGGGCAATGGTTTACAGGTTCCATGATTATTCTCCTCCCTTGTTTTTGCTGGCAACTTGCCGCTTTACGCCATCATTTCTTTCAGCTTTTCCCTGTCCCAAAGCAAAACGTTCGTCTTTTGGGCCGTTTCGATTGCAGCGGGGGTAAATGTGCTGTTGGTAAGCACTGCAGCAACCATCCGGTGGTAATATTGTGCGCCGGACGTTGCCTCCTGTACAGCATGGTTCCCTACCTTATCCGAATAGCATTTACACTGCACGCCATAAGTTACACCATCTTTCTCTGCCAGAACATCCACGCCAAAGTCTCCGCTGGCCTGCGTGACCTCTACTTTGGAAAAGCCATTATTCTTCAACAGTTCGGCACAAAACGCTTCAAATTCGTGGCCATCCATGGCATCCACCGCCGCAAGCTTATTTTGCATTTCCGGGTAGTAGTTATCTGACAGCACTTTTTTGAGCTTTTTAATTTTATATTCAAGAACCCGTATTCTGATTAGATTCTCGATTCTTACCAGCGGAAGCGAAAGAGCTGCTGCAATCATTGCTATTCCTAAAAGGACAAAGGCCGGGGTACTCCCTCTTTGAATTGAAGAAATTCCAAATCGCAAAAAAATCAGTACGAAAACTGCGCAAAATGTCACTAGGTACGGACGACTTTTTATCGTATTCCAATGATTTGATTTCACAAGGTGCCACCTTTCTGCCACACGTTGTGGCATGTGCTTCCACTTTTGCAGACCACTGTGCTGCATCCAGTAGTGCAGGGCTTTTTACAGCCCTCGGCACAGCCCCACAGCTTTGCCTTCAATATGAACATCGTTCATTGCTTCTCCAATGCGAATAATTGAAGCAAACGCCGGATTTTCTGCACGCAATTCGATATGGTCTTCAAAAAGAAACACACGTTTCAATGTAGCTTCATCTCCGATGCGTACCGCTGCAATCTCTCCATTTTCAACGCGCGGCTGACAATGAATTGCTACCAAATCTCCATCATGAATCTTTGGTTCCATGCTGGCCCCTTCACACATCAAGGTAAAATCTGCATGCCATTCCGTTGGAATAGAAACCAGTCGTTCCACATTTTCTTCAGCAGTAATAGGCTGGCCGCAAGCAATACGGCCAACAAGCGGTACACTTGACATTTCCGGTAAAGGTCGGAATCCTGCCGGAATAGTCCTTTGCCCTGCAGATTCAACTTTTCCTACAAGGTAATCAATGCTTGTGTCAAAAAAGTTTGCAATCTGAATCAAGACCTCTGAACTCGGTTCACGAGTTCCTTTTTCATAATTCACATAGGTTGTGTATGGCATTCCCAAAGCTTTAGCGACATCTTTCATATTCAGTCCCTTTTCTTCACGCAGTTGCTTCATCCGATTCACCATAGACACCTCCTTCACCTCTATAATACACATTTTGAGTAACAAGCCAATTCAAATTACCCGATTTGAGCAACTTGCACAAAAAGTGCTTACTCATTTCGGGCATTCTTTTGCTTTACAAATACTCATTTTGGGTATATTATAATGGCACGGTACTCAATTTGAGTACCAATCACATGAAAGGAGGCTGCAGAATGCCCTATCCAAACATCAACGCTGAACGGAGCCGCCTTGGGCTTTCCATGGAAGCTCTTGCGCAGCAGCTGGGAGTAACCAGAAAAACGGTTTATAACTGGATGTCCCACGGACATATTCCGCAAAGCAAACTCATCCAGATGGCTAATCTGTTTGATTGTTCGATCGACTATCTGCTTGAGAACAGCCAACGCAGCTGAACTCTTTAGCTACATTCTACCACAACCCCTGTCCCATAGTCCGGACTTTGAGCCGGAAGGGCTGAATTTTTTTAGGAGGTGAAAGCTTGAAAAGAATCCGCCCTTACCTTCGTAACGCTTTTTCAAAAATCAGTGGCTATATGGACACTCATAAAGTGCCGTTATGGCTGTATTGCTTACCGGTTATCTTTTCCACAATGGCGATTGTTTTCTCTATTTTAGCAATGCTATTAAAGAGATAATGACGGCCATGAAAGAAAGCACGTTAGACAAAAGGATTCCAATCCATTCTCTTTTGTTTTCTTTTTGAAATCGTTCTTCTTCCCTGCGAAAATTCTCTCTTTTTTCCAATTCCATATCTTCTTTGAATTTTAGGTAAAGTTTCCCCTTTTCTGTTATGTAATAGACATCATCGTATTCTTCGGGTTTGAATTTGGCAATAAGGCCAAGTTCTAAAAGGTGAGCGGAATCAAAAGAGTTTATCTTTGCAACATCAAAGCGAACAAGTGCTTCAAGAATTCTCTCATCTTTCATGCTTAACACGATTTTACCAAAGTCAAGCATTTTAACACACCCTTTCTAAGCGCGATTATATCAACATCTTCATCAACCTATTCAAACTACTGCCATGAGCCTTTTAATTCTCGTTATCAAGATACTCATTACTGAGCAGAAAGTCAATTTTTTTGACAACATCTGTCACATCTGCGAAAAAATTGAGCGCTGGCTTATGCAGCATCGCTAAAAGGAGGTATTCCCTTGAACACCGAAAAAATCACTACCCGCATGGGCAGTACGACCGTAACCCAGACCGCCGAAGGCTTTGAACTCAAAACCGGTTCCGGCATCAAGATTCCGCCGGAGGTCACATTCAAGGACGTGAAGAATGAAACAGTCCTTGGCGACCCGAACAACATGCACATCACAACCGGGTGCATCCGCAGCAAGTCCGGCGGCAGCACAATCTACGACCTTGACGAAGAGGAGGTTACCCCATGACCCTCTACACCGCCGACCGCCTGGCCGAGATGCTGGGCGTGCAAAAATCCACCGTACAGCAGCTTGTGCGGGCCGGGGAGTTTGGCCCCACGGTCAACGTGGCACGCAAACACCTGGTGACCGAAGACGGCCTGGCCGGGTTCATTGCGCGCCGCACCGGCCCTGCGCACAGCGGCCTTGCCCCCGCACCGCAAACCAACTACCACCACCGGCACAGCGACCCTGGGCCAATCTGAAAGGAGTACATCATGCCACAAACAAAAACAGCCGCCCCGGTGTTGCAGCACCGTGACGGCCAGACGAAAAAATTCATCACCTGTATTTTACCCCACATCAGCCCCATTTGCAAGGCTTTCGCCAATTTCACGCTAACGGCCTGCGGGCTGGGCGCGCTGTGCGCCGCAACTGCCCTGACCCAGGGTGGAGGGGCGGCTGCAATGGCAGGGCTGGCTGGCTGCCTGCTGGGCGGGTGGGCTGCCATCACGCTGCGGGAGGTGGCAACATGCGCGGAATCGTGATTGACCCCGGCGCAAAGCCGGAACTTTACCGCCTGCCGGATACCCTGCAGGAGCTGCAGCGCTTTATGGGCGGGTACGCGCAGCGCTGCCCGATCAGCAACCGGTTTGCCGCGCTGTTTTATCTGCCGCAAGTTGGGCAAAGCCTGCCGACCCGGCATTACCAAGGCCGCTGGTTTTATGGGCGGCTCTGCCTTGTGGGCTGGCGCGGCGGCCGCATGACCGACCTGCCCATGCCGCTGGCCGAAGAGTTGCTTCAGAAATTCACACCTGTGGAGGTAACGCCATGAACGAGTATGACGCCATCCGCGCTGCCTTTGCCCACAACCGCAAGGATGCCGAACTGCTGCTGCATGAAACCGTGCGCGGCATTCTGGCCGAGGCAACAAGCAACAAGGTCAAACAACTGGAAAAGATCAGCCTGTGCTACAACGCCGCGGACACCGGCGCCGCCCAGCGCAAAGCGCTGATCAACATGGAGGTAGAAGATTGACTGACTACATGATCTGCCAGAACCAGGACAACCACCTGCTGTACGCCTTAAAGCATGGCAGATTCTGGTTCTGGGACGAACACCAGACCAAATGGGTGTCCAGCGATTTTGCCGCCCAGCAGTACGCCAAGGCACAGGCCAAAGACCCCGATCTGACGCAGGAAGACTGGCTGGGGGAATGCTTCGGCATCCTGATGGATGATTACGAGGTACCGGACGCTGTGGTAAAAGCCTTGCGCGCCCTGCCCAACAAGGAGGAAACACCATGCAAAGTGAACACGACTGCCCCGAATGCGGATGCTGCTGTGACTATGGCCGCCCCTGCTGCCACGTTGGCGGAGGAAACATCGACCACCCCGGTGGATGCAAACAGCTGCCCGCCGGACCCCTGCTCCCCTGCGGATGCTTCCGGTGCAATGTCAAGCCCGTCCGGTGCCGCAGCTGCATGTTCGGCAGCGGAGTTTGATTATTCGGGGCTGGATGCCCAAACCGTTACCGACCTGCACCTGGCCGAACAGACGTACACATCGGGACGCAAGCTGGCCGAAATGGGCCTGCGCCGCATGGCTGACGGCGTTTCAATTGCGCACGACGCGCTGTGCGGCGGAGTTGTCCACAAGATGGACAACTCAAAGCATGGGAACCGTGGTGAAGATACTTTCCGCCGCTGGTGCGAAAGCATAGGCGTGGGAAAATCTACCGCATACAAGCTGCTTCAGGTTGCTGCCCTGTTCGATTCCAGCAGCCCCCGCCAGCAGCAAGTGCTGGAAGAGCTTTCCCCTTCTTTATTATATGCCGCCGCCAAGCCCACCGCCCCCGCCGACCTGGTGCAGGCGGTCAAATCCGGCGACATTACCACCCACAAGCAATACCAGGATTTGCTGAAAGCAAACCAGCAACTGCGCGCCGACCGGGTGAATGCCCTCAATGCCGCAGCCGCCGCCGAAGCCGCCCGCGATGCCGCCCTTGCCGATGTCAACGGCCTGCACGAGCAGAACCGCCAGCTGCAGGCCGCTGTCACTGGTGCCCAGGAAAGCTACCGCACCGCCCACAAAAACGAAGATTCCGCCCTGCGCCGCGCCACCGAAGCCGAACAGCGGGCAAAGGAAGCGGAAGCCCGCGCCGCCGATGCCGAAAAAACCGCCGCCCTGCGGCAGGAGATGAACACCGATCTGAACGCCCGCCTCAGGGAATTGGAAAACCGCCCGCAGGATGTGGCTGTCTGCCCGCCAAGTGAAGCCGACATTGAAAAGTACCGCAAAGAGGGCGAGGACCGCGTGTTTGATGCAGCTCAAAAGCTGGCCGAAACATCCCGCGCACAGAACACAGAGCTGCTGCGCCAGCTGGCCGAAACCCAGCAGCAGCTGGACGCGGCCCGCCCCGATGCCGATGCCTGCCAACGGATCGTGGATGCCGCAGCCGATGCCATGGACGGCTTTTGCGCCGTGCTGCGGGCCAACCTGCGCGCCGCAGCCCTGGATGCCGAACTGTTTGACACCGTGACCCGCCGCGCCCGCACAGCTGCCCGCGGCATGTTGGACACCCTGGCCGCCTGCGCCCCGGACGACTGGGCCGATGAGGATGAGGAGGATGATTTTTGATGAACGAAAAAGCGATTGTAAAACGCATGAAAGCAGCCGCCAAAGCCGCCGGGTGCAAGATCTGGCGGAACGAACATGATGTGCTGGTCCTGTGCGGCGGGGGCTGGTGCTTTGTATGCGAATGGGGCAACTGCCCGCCCGCCGTGCTGGGCTGCCTGGCAGAGTGGCTGCACGGCCTGCCCCGCCCCGGTTCCGGCTACTGGTACAAAGGCTATCCGGATCCGGAACCCCTGGACTGCCAGCCGCCGGAGTTGGCCGCCCTGATTGGCCGCAGCGGGGAGGACCTGATTCTTTCCCCGCTGCGCACCGAAACGCTGCAGCTTGCCCAGACCCGCACCGGCCAGATGTACTGGTTCAGCACCGACCTGACCGCCATGCTGGGCACCCTGGCCACCACCGGCGGCGGGACCCTGCTGCCCGCAAAGGATGAAACCCAGATGCCCTGGGGCCGCTGGGGACGGGAAGGCCGCCTGTTGTTCCTGGAAACGGAAAACTGCGTTGCCCCGGCTACCACATCCAAGCTGGAAGCCCTGGACTGCTGGGAGGAGGACCGCCTGTGACACACCTGTATGATGACACCACCCTGACCCGCGCCGTGCTGCTGTTCGGCCCCCTTTTCACCGAGCACCAGTTCATCCGCGCGGCGGCAAAGGTCAACCGTGCGGCCGGCATCCTGACCGATGCCCTGATGCGCCTGCAGGAAAACCTGTACCCCTCCCCCGTGGAGATCGAGAACGCCATCACGGACCTGAAAGCCGTTCTGCCCGGCCTGTATGTTGCCGCCGAGCAGGTGGCCGAGCTGACCCGGATGGCCGGGGGCGGCGGGATTCCCTTTAACCCGGAAGCCACCGCCTTTACTGCCCTGCGCTGCGCCGAGCTGAACAGCATTGAAACCCGCTGCCGCAATGCGGAAGCCAAGCGCCGGAACACTTACGGCGATAACCCTTACCGTCCCGATTCGCCGCTGTATGACAAGCGCGAAGTGCTGGACATGATCTGCACCCTGGCCGCCCGCCAGGCAGCCAAAAATCAAAAGGAGGATACCTGATGCCTGAACCGTTGAATCTGTTTGCCCCTGCCGCACGGCAAAAAACCAAGCTGCGCATGGCGCTGCAGGGGGTATCCGGCGGCGGCAAAACTCTCAGCGCCCTGTACATTGCCTATGGCATGACTGGGGACTGGGGCAAAGTTGCCCTGATCGATACCGAACACGACCGCGCCCTGGAATACGCCGCCCGCAGCGACCTGCCCATCCCCACCGGGCAGTTCCTGCACGCACACATGGACCCGCCCTACAGTGTGGAAAAGTACATTCAGTACGTCAGGATGGGGGCCGATATTGTCGGCCCGGACGGCGTTGTCATCGTGGACAGCCTGTCACACGCATGGGCCGGTGCAGGCGGCGTGCTGGAATACAAGGATGCGATCGCCGCCACCCAGCGCGGCCAGAACAGCTACACTGCCTGGAACGCGGCGGGCAAGCTGCAGAACACCATGGTCGATACCATCCTTTCGGTCCCCTGCCACACCATTTGCACCCTGCGCGTCAAGCAGGACTATGCCCTGCAGCCCAATGAGCGCGGCAAAATGGAGCCGGTCAAGCTGGGGCTTGCCCCCATCCAGCGCGAAAACCTGGAATATGAGTTTGACATTGTGCTGAACATTGCCCGCAACCACATTGCCACCACCAGCAAGGACGTCACCTTCCTGGATGGGTTCGGCGCCGTCATCACGCCGCAGCTGGGCAAAGACCTTGCCGCCTGGCTGAACGAGGGCAAAGAGCCGGTGCGCCTCCTGTGTGCCGACTGCGGCGGCCGCATCAAGGACAGTGTACAAAAATCCACCGGCGAGCTGATCCCCGCCGCCCAGTGCGCTGCCATGGCGCAAAAATACGTTGGCCGCCCGCTGTGCAAAGCCTGCCTGCTGAAAGCCATGAAACAGAAAAAGGAGGGCAGCGCCCATGATCCCAGCCAACCGGCGCAGGAACCAGCGCAATAAACTGCAGCAGCAGCGCAGCCGCAACGGCAAACAGTGGGAAGAGGACCTTTGCGAGGAGCTGAACGCCGCCCCCAACAGCTGGGCCCGCTGCTGGCCCAAAGCATGGGCAGGCCAGCCTTTTGATATTTCCGCCATGGTTCAGGGCGCGGCACTTGGCATTGAGTGCAAGGCGGTCCAGCGCGGAAACCTGCCGTTTTCGGCCCTGCGCCCCAACGAAATTGAAAACCTGAGCCGGTTTGAGGATGCAGGCGGTGCGGCCCTGATTGCCGTGCGCCGGGCAGAACCGCCCACCGTGGCGTTCATCCCCTGGTGCAGGGTGCGCGGGCCGATCCTGGCCGGGGACCGCGGCAGCGTGCCGCTGGGCAATATGCCCCACACCATCCCCCAGGCGCTGAAAGAGTACCGCCTGCCCTGCCCGGAGGTGCTGCCATGATCTTCACCCTGGATGGCCGTCTGCGGCTGACCGATTGCCCCGCCGCACTGCGCCGTGCCCTGATGGATGAACTGACCATCCCCAACCCGGCCTACACCCGCGCCGCTTACCTGGGCCTGCCCACCTACAGCATCCCGCGGGAACTGCTGCTGTATGAGGTGCAGAGCAATGAGCTGATCCTGCCCCGCGGCATGGCAAACGATGTGTGGCACCGCCGCCCCAAGGATACCCAAAAGCGGGACGCCATGACCCTTTGCCCCGCCCCGGCCTGGCCGCCCGGCAGCATTCGGCTGCGCAGCTACCAGCAAAAAGCCGCGGATGCTGTGCTGGCCAGCAAGACTCCGCAGGGGGTATTGGTCATGCCCTGCGGTGCAGGCAAAACCGAAACCGGGCTGTACCTGATCCGGGCCATCGGCCAGCCCGCGCTCTGGATCGCCCACACCAATGATCTTGTCCTGCAGGCAGCGGAACGCGCCAAAGCCCGCCTTGGGCTGACGGACGGGCAGATCGGCATCCTGAACGGCACACAAAAACGCATTGGCACCCATCTGACCGTGGCCACCGTGCAGACGCTGTACCACATGGAGCTGGATGATCTGGCCGGGCGCATTGGGACCGTGATTGTGGATGAATGCCAGCATGTGGTCGCCAACCCCGCCAACGCCCAGATGTTCAACGCCGTTCTTGGCTGTCTGCCCGCCCGTTACCGCTACGGTCTGACCGCCACCCCGGCCCGCGGGGATGGACTGGAACACACCATCCACATGATCCTGGGGGATACCATTGCCCAGGTTGACCAGCAGGTGCTGGTGGATACCGGCAGCACCGTCATCCCCCAGGTTCAGCCTGTTCTGACCCAGTTCAGCTACACCCCCGGCCCGCGGGAGCAGATGCACATTGATACGGCCCGCCTGCGCCGCTGCCTGGCCGCGGATACGGCCCGCAATACCCGCATTGTCCGCATGATTGCCCAGGATGCCCTGCATGGTGAAACCGTGCTGGCGCTGGGCTGCGGCCTGGATATTCTGGAAACTATGTGCCGTGCCCTGCACAGCCAGAGTGACTTTGCCGCCGCGGGGCTGAACGCACATTTTATCTGCGGGGCCACCAAAGCCGCCGACCGCACCGCCGCCCTGCGGGAGCTGAAAGACCCCGCCTGCCCTGCACGGGTGCTGTTTGCCACCTACCAGCTTGCCAAAGAGGGGCTGGATATCCCCTGCGCCGGGCGGCTGTATCTGGTGCAGCCCGTGCGGGACAAAGTCTCTGTGCAGCAGGCCGTGGGGCGCATCATGCGCCCGGCCCCCGGCAAAACCACCGCCCTTGTTTATGACTTTGTTGACAATAACGTTCCCGCCTGCTGCAGCCAGTACGCAGCTCGCAGGCGGGTATACAAACAGCTGAACGCTGAAATTTTGGAGGAAACAACATTATGAGCGATTATTCTTACCTCAACAGCCTGGAAAACACCTACGATGCCGCGCAGGAAGCCACCGGCGGCAAGCTGCCGGACGGCCGCTACACTGCCATCCTGAATGAAGCCCGCCTGTACCCGCCGGACGAAAAGCGCGCTTACCCCCGCTTTTCCACCAGCTGGGTGGTAACAGAGGGCGAGTACAAAGGCCGGTTCCTGTACATGAATTTCAATTTCAACGCGCAGGGCTTCCCTTACTTCAAGCAGTTCACCAACGCGGTGGGGGTAGCCGTTCCGCACCTGGCCGCCCTGCCGGACCGCCTTGCCGAATACTGCGGCAAGATTGGCCAGCTGACCCTGGCAGAACAGAAAAATGACCCGCGCTACCAGAACACCTACTTTGACCGCCTGATCGGCACCGGCAATGTCAGCGATTATATCAAGCCGAAAGCTGCCGCCCAGCCTGTCGCTGATTCCTTTACCCCTGAGGCGGAAGACGACGAAGACCTGCCCTTTTAAGGAGGTTCTATGAACAGTATACCCGAAGAACTGAAAGTCAACGCGCGGTGGGTATGCTGCACAGCCGATAAGCGGCCCATCTGCCCGGCAACCGGTGCGCCCGCAAGCAGCACCGACCCGGCCACCTGGGCCAGTTATGCCGCGGCGGTTCAGGCGGTGCCCCGTCTGGGCTGCCGCGGCATCGGCTATGTGCTGGGGGATGGGCTCTGCGGGATCGATATCGACCATTGCATCAACCCTGCCACCGGAGAGCTCCTGCCCGAAGCCCTGGATATTGTGGAAGCCATGCACAGCTATACCGAACTGAGCCCCAGTGGCACAGGGTTGCATATCCTGTGGCGCGGCAAAAAAGCCGGCCCCGCCTGCCGCCGTGCCCTTGCCCCCGGCGCAGGGCTGGAAATGTATGACGGGGGCCGTTACTTTACCGTAACGGGCCGCAGCTGGCATGACCCGCCCCTGCCGGTGCGGGACGCCGCCGATGCTGCGGCCGAAGTGTACCGCCGCTGGCTGGCCAAACCGGAACCGGTCGCTGCCCCCGGTCCTGCGCCCCGGCAGCACAGCCTGCCGCAAAGTGACGAGGAGATTTTGACCAAAGCCCGGCAGGCCCGCGGTGGCGAAAAGCTGGCCGCCCTGCTGGCCGGAAACTGGCAGGGGTATGCGGCTTCCCACAGTGAAGCGGATCTGGCGCTGTGCAACCTGCTGGCATTCTGGCTGGGAGCCGATAAAACCCGCATGGATGCCGCATTCCGCAGCAGCGGCCTGTACCGCCCCAAGTGGGACGAACGCCGCGGGGCCGATACTTACGGCAATCTGACACTGGCCCGCGCCATCGCTGACTGCCGCGAGGTGTATGACCCTGCCACCGCGCCCGCCCCTGGCCCCAGTGACGCTGACGAACTGACCGCCCTGCTGCACCGCATGGCACCCGCCCAGCCAACAGCCATCCCTGCAAAACCTGCCCCCGGCAAGCCCCATGTGGAATACAGTCGGGACGATACCGGCAACGCCCGGCAGTTCCGGGACCTGTACCGCGGCAAAGTGCGCTACAACTTTACCCAGCAGATCTGGATGCTGTGGGACGGCCGCATCTGGAAGCCGGACGAGACCGCCGCCGTCAAAGCCCTCTGTGATGATATGCTGGATGGCATGGAACGCCAACTGTTTGGCATGCACGACCCTGACAAGGCCAAGGAATACCGCCAGTTCATCCGCAAAAGCCGCGGCAGCACCGCCAAGAAAAACCTTCTGACCGAAGCCCAGCACCTGGCCGGCATTCCGGTAACGGATGCTGAGCTGGATGCCGCCCGCGGGGTGTTCAACCTGCAAAACGGCATCCTGCGCCTGAAGGACGGAGCCTTGCGCCCCCATAACCGGGACAAGCTGCTGACCAAACTGGCCGGTACGGCGTATGACCCCAACGCCAAAGCCCCGGTATGGCAGGCTTTCCTTGCCAGCGTGACCGGCGGCGACCAGGAGCTGCAGACCTATCTGCAGTCCATGGTGGGCTACATGCTCACCGCTTCCACACGGGAACAATGTATCTTCTTTTTGTATGGCGATGGCTCCAACGGCAAAAGCACCTTCCTGGATGTGCTGGCGGATCTGTTCGGCAGCTATGCCATGAACGCCCAGAGCGAAACCATTACCGCCCGCCGCACCACCGAAGGCCCCCGCACCGACATTGCTCGCCTGAAAGGGGCGCGGCTGGTGACCATCTCCGAATGCCCGGCCGATGTCTGGCTGGACGAAGCCATGGTCAAGCAGCTGACCGGCGGCGATACCGTGACCGCCCGCTACCTGTATGGCCGCGAGTTTGAGTTCAAACCGGAGTTCAAGCTGATCATGGCAACCAACCATAAGCCGCGCATCCGCGGCACCGATTCCGGCATCTGGCGGCGCATCCGCCTGGTGCCGTTCACCCAGACCATCCCCGAATCCAAGCAGGATCTGCAGCTGCCGGATAAGTTGGCTGCGGAGCTGCCTGGTATCCTGAACTGGGCCTTGGACGGGCTGCGCCTGTGGCTGGCACGCAGCAACAATGGCCACCGCCGCGGGCTGCCGCCCTGTACCGCCGTGGACACCGCTACCGCCGAATACCGCGGCGAGCAGGACCGCCTGAAACAGTTCCTGGACGACTGCCTGATGCAGTTGCCCGGCTATACCGTTCAGGCCGCTGTGCTGTACCAGGTCTACCGCAAATGGTGCGAGGAAAACGGCGAGCGCTACCCCCTGAGCGGCAACAAGTTTGGGCGGGAGATTGCCAAGGTTTTGCCCCGCGTGAAAACCCGCACGGCATACGAGTATCAGGCCGCCCGCCTGACCGATGAAGGCAGCCGCCTGCTGGCACAGGCGCTTGGCGGATCCCGCCAGCGCTATCAGCCCGGCCCGCCGCCCTATGAACAGCAAACCATGTCCGCGCCGCCCAAAAGCTGATTTTCTGTGTGGTGGATTTGCGGTGCATTGTGGTGGATTTGCTTAAAAATCCACCACAGGCAAAAACAATGTATCTGCACTATTTTTTGAGTATTTTTATATCTCTGTGGTGGATGTGGTGGATTTTGCAGGAAAAGTAATACACGGAAAAATAGAAAAAATGTAATTCTATAAAAGTTTTTTATTTTGGCCCCAAATCCACCACAATCCACCACACAGAAAGGAGAGCCCATGATAACTTTTGATTCCAACTGTTTCTACATCATCCAATGCCTGGCCCTTGTGTTTCTTGCGGCCCCCTGCGTGCTCTTTGCGGGCGGCATGCTGATCTGTGGGCTGATGTGGTGCGGGCTGCGCATCACCCGTGCGCTGAACCTGCGGCTGCTGGGCCTGCCGCGGTGCGGGCGCTGCCGCTACTGGGCCACTGTGCAGTGCCCATTGTATGGCCGCAACACGCCAAGCGATTTCTGCAGCCGCGGCGAAAGGTGGGGTGACTGATGGATATTCTGCTTTCGATCATCGGCAGCGCCGTTCTGGCCGCGCTGCTGGCCGCCGCCTACACCGCCGGGCTCTGCGCCGGAAAGGCCGCCGCCCACCTGGACGAGGACGACGAACCGAAGATCTACATGGATCATACGCATGGAGGTGAGGATTGATGCCGAAATATTCCGATAAGCCCTGCGCCCGCTGCGGCAAAATGATGCTGCACGCCTATTGCAGCCAGCGCTACTGCAAAGCCTGTGCCCCGCTGGTGCGCAGCGACGATGCCATCATCAACCGGGCCAAACAGCGCAGCAAACGTGCCATGAGCGAGATCGCCCGCGTGGAACGTGCCGCCAAGGCCGCCGGTATGAGCTACGGCCAGTATGTGGCACGCTACGACCCGCCGAAGGCAAGACCTAAACCACAAAAGGAACGATACCATGACCTATGAAGAAAAAGTCGCCTGGCTGCGCCGCTACCAGCAAAGCCTGCGCCAGGAGCGGGAACTTGAGCAGGAACTTCTCACTCTGCGCAGCCAGGCTTGCCGCGTCACGCCGCTTCTTTCCGCCATGCCTACCGGCACCCCGGATGGGCAAGGTATCCCCCGTGCCGTGGAGCGCATCATTCAGGCGCAGCAAGAGCTGGAACGCCAGATTGCTATCTGTGCAGATACCCGCCGCGACATCATCACAATCATCAATCAAATTACCGATGCCCGCGATCAGGAAATTTTGCGCAGAAGATACCTGCTTGGCCAGCGCTTTGAACAGATCGCAGTGGAGATGCACCTGGAATACCGGTGGGTCAGGAGGAGGCATAAGCAGGCAATCGAAATGTTGCTTTTTTAGTCGTTTTGAGCATTTTGGGGCATTTTTAAGCCGTTTTAAGCATTTTTCAGCACTTTTTCAAGCATTTTGGGATCACAATCCATTTACATTTCGGGGACATTCCGTTATAATAATCTAAACAAAAGTGCACCAAAACAAACAAAACTGTGCATAGGATGTGATGAAGTGGCTTATAATGAAATTGCTTTTCATGGCACCATAGAACCATATGCACAGAATATTCTTGCTGAACAGCACTTTAATCCTAGTACGAAACCGAACGAGTGGTTGGGCTACGGTATATATTTTTTCTCTCATCGCGTCCACGCCGAATGGTGGGCAAATGATCAAGCTTCCCGGCATCATAAGCCTGCTGCTGTTTTATCCGCAACGCTTCAATATGAAGATAATGCCTTTTTTAATCTTGACTTAAACGAAAATGCTTACGCATTTAATCGCTTTTCTCAAAGATTTTTGCAAGAAATAAAAAGTGCGAAAAGAATTCAAATTGATTTTAATGATCAAGCACAATTACGTTGCTTTTGCATGGAAGCGTTTAAGCTACAGCATCCCGAAATCAAACTAATTTCATATACGTTTGATACGCCGGGGCGTTGTAGGCAGTGGCTATTTCGTCCAAGGCAAGTGCAATACTGTGTAACTGACCACAGTATTATCAGCAATATAGAATTGGTCACCAAAGGAGGTGTTCCCACATGAGTGCGCAAGTTTCTGCAACTGAGTTGGCTATGCAAATTTGTAACCGTCTCGGTATTCATTACAGTTTTGGGGAGGGACCTTCTACCTTGATGGGAGTTCCCATTGAAGAGGTCGGGGATCTGTTTCCCGTTGCAAAAGACTATAAAGTATCCATCGCTTTTGAATTGAAGAACCCGGAAGTTAGTTCTACTTTATATAAAAGCAGCCTTTCCCGTGAGACAAAGCCCGCTTCCTACTGGATGAGTCAAGATATTTCTTGTATATCGGACCCCGATGATTTCACTTCCAGTAATCCCTCTGCTGCCTGATCTACAAAAGAGGAGAATAAATGAAATGAATCCGCAAGACAAAGATATTCGAAGTGTTCTTTCTATTAAGCATTTCATCTTTAATAGCATTACCTTTGAACGCATCGGCTTCAGAAATGACTCTCAAGAGCTTCCTACTTCTTTCGCAGTAAATGTAGAAAAACAAGGTGAAAACAATTACATTGTCACCTTGGATGTCAATGTAGAAAAGAAGGGTGAATTCAAGACCGATATCAGCATTTCTGGCTATTGCGAAATTGACGATAATCATCCTCAGCTGGATACGATTTTGCGGGTAAATGCTCCTGCTATTTTATTCCCGTATGTTCGCGCACAGCTTTCCCTTTTAACCGCACAGCCAGAAATGAGCCCCATCGTGCTTCCTGTTGTGAATTTCCAGAAGATTTACGAGCATTCTAAAGAGAATGCTGCTGAAAATTGACCCTCGCAGACCCCCAATAAACATGCTATAATACCATCATCAAAAGCCGTAAGGAACCCAAAACGTCCTTACGGCTTTTGTATTGTCATTTTATCCTCCCCATTTCAGCCAGACGGCCATGCCCCGTCTGGCTGTTTTTATGCCGCACAGCCGGCCCTTTGGCAGGGGCGCTGTGTTCCCAAGCAACGGCACAGCAAGGGTGCAAGGCCCTTGTGCGGCCCCACTCCCCGGCACCCGGCAAAGGCTCACACAACAAAAACTCTCTTTCCTTTTGTCCGTGCGTGCCGGGGTTCTTTAATATTCCACCCCGCCCCAACATGGCGGGGTATTTTATTGCAGAAAGGCGGTGAAACATGGCATACAAACGCAACCCGGTTGGGCGGCCCCCGAAGTACAAGAGCGTGGAAGAGATCCAAGGCAAAATTGATGCCTATTTCACCGCCTGCAAGGGGCACCCCCTGATGAACCCGGATACCGGCGAGCCGTTCCTGGACAAATACGGCCTGCCCATTATTGTGGATGCCAAACCACCGACGGTAAGCGGGCTGGCCCTGGCGCTGGGGTTTTCCTGCCGCCGGGACCTGAACGCCTACCAGGGCAAAAAGGAATTTTGCACCACGATTACGCGCGCGAAGGCCCAGTGCGAAGCATACGCCGAAGAACGCCTGTTTGACCGGGACGGCACCAACGGCGCGCAGTTCAGCCTGCGCTGCAACTTTGGCTGGAACGAAAAGCCCGCCGAAGCACCGCCCCCGCCCACTGATGACGGCTTTTTGACCGCAATGCAGCAGCAGGCACCCGCAGCCTGGAAGGATGGTGCGGATGAACCCGGTTAAGCCTGCCGCGTTTCGGTTCCGGCCGTTCAGCCGCCGCCAAAAGCAGGTACTGACCTGGTGGTGCAGCACCTCCCCCGTACAGGCGGCGGACGGGCTGATCGCGGACGGGTCCATCCGCTCCGGCAAAACCGTTTCGCTCTCCCTCAGTTTTGTGCTGTGGGGCATGGCGCGCTTTAACGGCCAGAACTTTGCCCTGTGCGGCAAGACCATTGCCAGCCTGCGGCGCAACGTGGTGGGGGTGCTCAAGCAGATGCTGACCGCCCGCGGCTACACTGCCGCCGAGCGCCGGGGCGACAATTTGCTGATCGTGACCCGCGGGGCCGTGACCAACGATTACTACCTGTTCGGCGGCAAGGACGAGGGCAGCCAGGACCTGATCCAGGGCATTACACTGGCAGGTGCGCTGTTTGACGAAGTTGCCCTGATGCCGGAAAGCTTTGTAAACCAGGCCACCGCCCGCTGTTCTGTGGACGGTTCCAAGTTCTGGTTCAACTGCAACCCGGAGGGGCCGGAGCACTGGTTCTACAAAAGCTGGATTTTGCAGGCCCGCGCCAAGAACCTGCTGTACCTGCACTTTACGATGGATGACAACCTGAGCTTGTCCGAGCCGATCAAGGCGCGGTACCGGGCGCAGTACACCGGCGTGTTTTATGAGCGGTACATCCGCGGGCGCTGGGTGGTGGCCGAAGGTCTGGTTTACCCCTTTGTGGCGGCCAACCCGGATGCCTACCTGCTGCGCGGGCCGACCGCCGGGATGGATGGCCGCTTTTTTGTCTCGATCGACTACGGCACCCACAACCCGTGCAGCATGGGGCTGTGGTGCGTGCAGGCCAACCGGGCAGTGCGCATCAAGGAAAGTTACTACAACTCCCGCGAGGTCCAGCACCAGCGCACCGATGAAGAACATTACGCCGCGCTGGAAGAGCTGACCCGCGGTTACTATGTGCAGGAAGTGGTGGTGGACCCCTCCGCCGCGTCCTTTATTGAAACCATTCGCCGCCATGGGCGGTACATGGTGCGGGCTGCCGCCAACGATGTGCTGGACGGCATCCGGGTCACGGCCAGCTTGCTGCAAGCCGGGCGGGTGCAGATCCACGAAAGCTGCACGGATGCCCTGCGGGAGTTCAAAACCTACTGCTGGGATGACAAAGCCCCGCAGGATGCCGTCATCAAGGAGAACGACCACGCCATGGACGACATCCGTTATTTTTGTTATACCGTGCTGGCCCGCGAATACCGCTGGGCGGATTGGAGGAAGTGAAGATGTTCCAAAAGCTTTTGCGCTGGCTGCGTGCCCAGATCGGCACGCTGTTTGGCGATGCCCCCGGCGCAAATGACATTATCCTGTCCGGCCAGATGGAAAATGCCCTTGCCCTGTGGGCCCAGATGTACGAGACGGGCGGCCCCTGGTGCACGGCCAAAAACGACCTGCACAGCCTGCATATCGCGGCCAGCGTGGCGCGGGAATTTGCCCGGCTGGTCACGATGGAGCTGGAAGTCAGCCTGTCCGGCTCTTCGCGGGCGGACTATCTGGCAGAGCAGCTGGCCCCGTTTCTGGACAAGCTGCCCAACTACACCGAGATTGCCTGCGCACTGGGCGGGGCAGTGTTCAAACCCTATGTTTCCGGTGACCGGCTGCTGGTGGATGTGGTGCAGGGGGACTGCTTTTTCCCCACCACCTTTGACACCACCGGCCGCATGACCGGGGCGATCTTCTCCGAACAGCTCAAGCGCAAAAACACGATCTACACCCGCCTGGAGCGGCACGAATACACCGCCGGGGTGCAGACCATCCAGAACAAGGCGTTTGCCAGTTCCAGCACGGCCAGTTTGGGGCAGGAGATCCCGCTGGCCGATGTTCCGGAGTGGGCCGACATTGCGCCGGAGGTGCGCATTGAGGTGGAGCAGCCGTTATTCGCTTACTTCCGCATTCCCCTTGCCAACCGCAATGACCGGCACAGCCCGCTGGGCGCCAGCGTTTACGCCCCCGCTGTGGATACCATCCACGATGCAGACGAACAGTTTGGCCGCCTGCTGTGGGAGTACGAGGGCGGCCAGCTTGCCATTGATGTGGACGCTGCGGCCCTGCGCCCCACCGGGGACGGTGGGTTCCAGATGGACCAGCGCAGCGGGCGGCTGTACCGCGGCTGCATGACCGGCAATGTGGCGGACCGCACACTGTTCAATGTGTTTGCGCCCGCCCTGCGGGATGAAGCCTATCTGCGCGGGCTGGACGGAATCTTGAAACGCATTGAGTTCCAGTGCGGCCTTGCCTATGGCACCCTGAGCGACCCCCAGAACGTGGACAAGACAGCCACCGAGATCATGGCAAGCAAGCAGCGCAGCTACTCCACCGTGAAAAGCATCCAGCACGCGCTGCAGGTGGCGCTGGATGACCTGCTGTACGCCATGAACGCCTATGCCGACCTGTACCAGCTGGCCCCCGCAGGCAGCTACGCCGCCGTGTACAACTGGGACGACAGCATCGTGAATGACCCCGGCGAGCGCAAGCAGCTGTTCTGGCAGTATGTGCAGGCGGGCAAGTTCCCCATGCAGCGCTACCTGACCGAGTTTGAGGGCTACAGCCAGGAGGAAGCCGCCCAGATTGCGGCTGAAACCAACGCCGAGAACAGCGCCGACGAAACCCTGACCTTTGCCCCGTGAGGTGATGCCCCATGCTGACCCCTGACCAGCTGGATGCCCTGCCCCGCCGCTTTGTGCAGCTGTGGCAGCAGGTGGAAGATGACATTTTGCAGGACATTGCCCGGCGCATCAAAAAGATGGGCGAACTGGACCCGCTGACCCCAACGGCCATATGGCAGGCATGGCGGCTGGCCGAAACCCGCGCCGTGCGCAGCAACACCGTTGCCACCCTGGCCCGGTACACCGGCAAAAGCCGGGCGGAGATCAAGCGGCTGCTGGAAACCGCCGGGGCACAGACCCTGGCTGCGGACGATGCCGTTTACGCTGCGGCCGGGCTGGACCCGCCGCCGGTCAACCAGTCCCCTGCCCTGCTGAACCTGCTGAACGCCGGGTACCGCCAGACCTGCGGCACCTGGCAGAACCTGACGGCCACCACTGCCAACACGGTGACCGGCGCGTTTGAGGACCGGCTTTCCCGCGCGTGGGGGTTGATCAGCACCGGAGCCCTGGATTACAGCACCGCCATCCGCCGCACGGTGGATGATCTGGCGGACACCATGCCGTACATCACCTACCCCAGCGGGCATACCGACACGCTGGAGGTGGCCGCCCGCCGGGCGGTGCTGACCGGCGTAAACCAGACCTGTGCGAAATTGCAACTGGCCCGCATGGAAGAAATGGACTGCGAGTTTGTGGAGGTGACCGCCCACGAGGGTGCCCGCCCCACCCATGCGGTGTGGCAGGGCAGGGTCTACCACCGCGGAGGCGCTGTGGTGCAGGACGGTGAGCGGTACGAGGATTTTGAAGCCGCTACCGGTTACGGCACCGGCCCCGGCCTGTGCGGCTGGAACTGCCGCCACAACTTTTACCCATTCTACCCCGGCATCTCCGTGCGCAACTACACGGACGAACGCCTGGCCGAACTGGATGCCCGCAATATTCCCTACGGCGGCGGGCTGTACACCCGGTACGAGATCACCCAGATGCAGCGGGCGCTGGAACGCAAGGTACGCCGGTACAAGCGCCGTTACCTGGCCGAAACCGCCGCCGGGGTGGATACCAACCAAAGCGCCGCCAAGCTGAAAGCCGCCCGGCAGCAGCTGAGTGCTTTCCTGGCAGAAACCGGGGAGAGGCTGGACGGCGCAAGGGCGGAGGTACCGGGCTTTGGGCAAAGGGAGGCGAGGCAGGCGGATGCGGCGGCAAGTGCCTTGCAATCCGCCCAAAACAATGCTACACTGAAAGAAATCAATCAGGACTACAAGGAGATCACCGCCCAAAGCATTCAGCGCATCCAGCCGTTTGCCTGTGAGACGCTGGACGCCGCGGGCAGCCGTGCCCTTGCCAACGCCCACAAGAAGCTGCTGCTAGAAGCCCGAAAGGTTCCGCTTGGAACAGAAAAGGCCCGCTGTTACGGGCTGGATATGCAGCCTCTGGGCGGTTACAAGGAAAGCTCTGAACCGGGAACGCCTGTGAAAATCAAGGTTCCAAATGTTGACTGCATTGTAATGCACTCGCACCCAAGCGGGCTGACATTTTCACCTGATGATTTACGCGCCTTTGCTAAACATACATCACTCAAGCTGCTTACTGCGGTGGGCAATGACGGAAACATTTTTGCAATCGAGCGTACTGCAAATACCAATGAAATAGCTCTTCAGTTGGCCGCGTCAGAATTGAGTGATGCCGCAGACAAAGCAAAAACTAATGAGCAAGTTTGGAATCTCATGAACGCATTTTTTGAGGAGGTGCAGCAATATGGCGTGCATTATTACGCCGGAAAAGATTGAGTATATGAAAAACTATCTCAAAGAGCACCCGATTGACCCGCAGTATGATGAGCCTGAAGGTTATATTGTGCTTGACGGAAACACCCCACCTTCTCAGCTGGCTGCGCGCGGATATTACGACATTCTGAAAAAACTGGGTGAACTGCCCGAATAACCCCTAAACATTCAACCACGATGCACACGCACCGTGGTTTTTTCATGCCCATTTTTAGGAGAACGCAATGAAGAAGCTGCTTGTTTTGATGCTTGCCATTTTGACCGTGTTGATCAGCCCGGAACAGTTCAAAATGAATTACATCTGCCCGCGCCAGTACCGGCTGTGCTTTTACACGGACGTTTTGCCCGGCGTGGAAATTGTGCCGTAAAGGCCGCACCAACAAATTATTGAAACCACGATGCAAATTCTGTGCCGTGGTTTTTTCATGCCTGCCTGCCCTGCATGAGGGGCAAGCGGGCACTTTTTATCCCCTTTTGCCCGGCTGCGGCAGGGCTGAAACAGCCGCACAGACGGTGACGGCAACCACCTAAAAACGCCTATCTGACACCCTACACAGGAGGTAACACCCATGAAAACCGAAGAACTCAAAGCCCTTGGCCTGAATGATGAGCAGGTGCAGCGTGTGTTCGCCATGAACGGCGCGGACGTGAACCGCGAAAAGCAGGCCGCTGAGACGGCCAAAGCCGAGCGGGACGCCATCCGCACCCAGCTGGACGAAGCCAACACCAAGCTGAAAGGCTATGACCCCGACTGGCAGCAGAAAGCCGCCGATGCCCAGAAAGCGGCGGACGCAAAAGTGGCCGAGCTGCAGGCAGGCTATGCCGCCCAGAATGCAGCCGCCGGGCTGCACTTTACCAGCGCCAGCGCCAAAAAGGCATTTATGGCCGACCTGTCCGCCAAGAAACTGCCCCTGCAGGGGGACAGCCTGCTGGGCTTTGACGACTTTGTAAAGACCTACCGCGAAAATGACCCCGGCGCGTTTGCCGCCGATACCAAGCCCGCGCGTATTGTGGCAAGTGCTACCGGCACCCCGGCAGCCGCCACCAGCCGCGAAGAAGCAAACGCAGCAATCCGTGCCGCGTTTGGCAAATGAAAGGAGAATAACCCATGCCCAATGTTATTGATCGTTCCCGCGCTGAAGCCCTGATTCGTGAGCAGGTTGTCAGCACCATTTTTCAGGATGCCCCCAAGCAGAGCGTTGTGATGCAGCTGGGCCGCAAGCTGCCCAACATGACCAGCAAGCAGACCCGCATTCCGGTGCTTTCCATGCTGCCGCTGGCCTACTGGGTCAACGGCGATACCGGCTATAAGCAGACTTCCCGCCAGGCGTGGGAAAACGTCTACCTGACCGCCGGTGAGCTGGCAGTCATTGTCCCCATCCCCGAAGCCGTTCTGGCTGATGCTGAGTTTGACATCCTGGGCGAGGTAACCCCGCGCGTCAACGAAGCCATCGGCCTGCGGGTGGACCAGGCCATTCTGTTCGGCATCAACCGCCCGGCAGAGTGGCAGAACGACATTATCACCGTTGCCCGCCAGGCCGGCAACAACGTTTCCGGCGGCATTAGCTATGATTCCCTGCTGGGCGAAAACGGACTGTTTGCCAAGGTGGAGGATGCAGGCTACACCGTGGACGGTGTTGTGGCTGCCATGGGTGCCAAAGCGTCCCTGCGCGGCATCAAGGACACCAACGGCCACCCCCTGTACAAGAGCGATATGCAGGGCACCACTCCCTATGCCCTGGACGGCGCGCCGATCTACTTCCCGGAGAACGGCAGCTTTGATACCAGCGTTGCCCGCATGGTGGCCGGCAACTTTAAGCAGCTGGTGTACGCCATCCGCCAGGATGTGGACGTCAAGATCCTGGACCAGGCCGTGATCCAGGACCCCAGCACCAAGGACATCATCTTCAATCTGGCCCAGCAGGACATGATTGCCCTGCGCGTTACCTTCCGCATGGGCTGGGCCATGCCGAACCCCGCCACCCGCATGAACGAGAACCGCGTCAACGTGCCCTTTGCCTACATTGACGCCGCGACCGCCTACACCGACCAGACTGTGACCTTTACCGTCAAGGATAATGCCGAAAGCTCCCCCAATGCCATTGCCGGTGCAGCTGTCAATGTGAACGGCTCCATCCGTGTGACCGGCACTGACGGCACCGCCGTGTTCCACCTGCGCGCCGGTGAATATCCCTACAGCGTCAAGGCAGACGGTTACCGCCCGCAGACCGGCACCGTAACGGTTGCCGCAGCCGCCGTACCGGTTGCCGTCACCCTGCCTGCATCCAAGTAAGGGGGCTGCCATGTATGCTGATTTTACCGACTATCAGGGCGCCTACTGCGGCACCCTGATCACCACCCAGGGGCAGTGGATGCCCGCCGTGCGGGAAGCCTGCGCTTATCTGGACAGCATCACATTTGGCCGCCTGAAGTGCGGCGCGCCGGTGGATGATACCGTAAAGCTGGCGGCTTGCGCGCTGGCGGATGTTGCCGCCCGCTACCAGGCCGCCAAGGCCGATGAGCGCAGCCGCCCCGGCCTGGCAGCCTTTAACACAGACGGCTACAGCGAAACGCTGAACACTGCCGCCCTGACCGCACAGTACACGGCAGACATGCAGGCGGCCGCGGATATTTACCTGCCGCGCAGCCATCCGCTGCGCTATGCGGGCCGGGATGGGAGGTGCGGCCCTTGTACGGCTGTGACCAGACCGTGACCCTGACCCACCTGCACTATGACGGCGATGCCGACCGGGACGTGAAAGAAGAAACCACCCTGACCGGCGTGAGCTGGTACGGGCAGGCAAAGACCGCCGTGGATTCCACCGGGCTGCACGCGGCGCGGGTGTACAAATGCCGCATCCCGGAAAGCGCCGCCCCCGCCGGGCTGGACATTGCCCCCGGCGACAAGATCACCTGCGGCACCGTGACCGCCACCGTGCTGGACGTGCATGACAACCGCGGCCACCCCGCGCCGCACTGGTATGTGGAGGCAAGCTGATGGGACTGAAATATGATGCCCGTCTTGACCTTTCCGCCCTTTCTGATGCCCTGGAAAAACGGGGGCTGACCCCGGGCGGGAGGGTGCAGAAGGCGGTGGACGAAGCGGTGATCCGCTATTGTGACCCCAAGGTGCCGTTCCGAACCGGCACCCTCAAGCACAGCGCCATCACGGCAAGCGCCATCGGGGACGGCATGATCGTGTACGCCACGCCCTATGCGCGCTACCTGTACTATGGCGAGGTGTACGGCCCCAACATTCCCATCTTTGAGGGCGGAGAACTGGCAGGCTTTTTCAGCCCGCCCCACAAGTACCCCACCGGCCGCCCGCTGACCTATAACGGCGCGCCGGATCGGGGCGCTTATTGGTTTGAGCGGGCCATAGCCGAACACAAGGATGACGTCATCCGCGAAGCCGCCGCCCTGGCAGGAGGAAGACCCGGAAGATGAACGTACTGGATGCCACCCGCGCCTGGATGCGCGCACAGTGCCCCCTGATCAACAGGCAGGACCTGTTCAACGCCAACTACCTGGGCGCAGAACCGACCGAATACACCCTGCGCACGGCCAGCGAGAGCCACCGCACCGACGTGCTGGGGTATGACCTGGCCGAATACAACCTGACCTTTGTGGCACAGCTGCCATTTGGGCGGGAACTAAAGCCCAACCTGGATGCTGCTGATTTTTTCGCTTCGCTCTCCGCCTGGATTCGCGGGCAGGAGCGCACCCACAACTACCCCACTGTCAGCGGGTACCGCGTGACCAAAATCACGGCATCCAACGCCGGTGTGCCCACCGGGGCGGATGCCAACGCGGCCCGCTATCAATTACAAATCAAACTCTATCTTGAGGAGGAATAACCATGGCAGAAGCTGCTATCAACCTGACCGCCGGCCAAAAAGCTGACCGCAAACTGGACATGATTTTTGTCAACGTCGGTGGCTCCGGCACGGAATCCTGGGAACTGCTGGGCCGCGGTGTGGAGGATGCCAGCGTGGAATACAACCACGACACCGACACCGTGACCGACATCCTGGGCATTACGGACGTGAACGTGAGCGCCGCCAAGCCGGAGCTTGACCTGGACCCCTGCACCATCCGCGGCGGCCAGAAACTGAGCGCCAAGCTGCTGGACATTGAGCGCCGCAACGCCGTAAGCGAGCTGAGCATGTTCGATGTGCTGCACGTCCACTGCTTCCTGGGGGCTGCTTCCGGCTCCTTCACGGCAGAAAAGCACACCGGCTGCACCATCGTTCCCCAGAGCCTGGGCGGCTCCGATTACGTCGGCATGCCGATGAACGTACACCTGTCCAACAACAAAACGCTGGGCACCTGCACCATTGCGGCAGGCGTGCCCACCTTCACGGAGGAATAAACAGTGGAGCTGAACATCGACCGCGGCTTAAAAAGTTATGACGTCAAGGATGCGGACGGCACCCTGATCGGCACCATCCGCTTCAACCCCTCGGACATCGGCCTGGCTGGCCGCATGGAGGAAGCCCGCGCCAAGATTGCCGAGATCACGGCCGCGCCCGTGACCGGCCCCGAAGACCTGGTGGAGTGGGACAGGCAGGTGCGCCACTGGTTTGATTACATCTTCGGCACGCCGGTATCGGACGTATTCTTTGCCGGGGTATCCAGCCTGGCGTTCTGCGAGGACGGCAGCCTGGTGGCCGAAGCCGTGTTGGATGCCGTCACCCCGATGCTGACCCAGGCGGTGGAAGCCGCCGCCAAGGCCAGCGCGGCCCGCATTGCCAGGCACGCGGACGCCTACCAGGGCAGCACCGCCGGGCTGGCCCCGGAGCAGCAGTGAGCGGCTGGAAGCTGCCCACCAGCGTGACGGTATGCGGGCAGGAGTTTGCCATCCGCAGCGACTACCGCGCCGTGCTGGATGCCATCTCCGCCCTGCGTGACCCGGAGCTGAGCCCGCAGGAACAGACCCTTGCCTGCCTGGAGATCCTGTACCCGGACTGGCAGCATCTGCCGGATCTGAATGCAGCGGCCCAGGCGGCCATGGTGTTCATCAACTGCGGCAAGCCGGTGGAAGCCGCCGCCCCAAAGCCTGCCCTTGTGGACTGGGACACCGACGCCGCCATCATGGCACCGGCGGTGGACAAAGTTCTGGGCTACAGCTGCCGCCGCTGCGCCTACCTGCACTGGTGGGAATTCATCGGGGCGTTTGGCTGCATTGGGGACGGCCAGTTTGCGCAGGTCGTCTCCATCCGCAATAAGCGCCTGCACGGCAAAAAACTGGACAAAGCCGAGCAGGAATTTGTGCGCAATAATCCCGACCTGGTTACCCTGCCCAAACACAAGCTGACCAGCGAGGAAGAAGAATTTTTCAAAAGTCTGGGGGTGTAGTTCTTGGCCGATGGGTCGATCATTCTTGATACCAGAATCAACAACAAAGGTGCCTATGCCGAGCTGAAAGAGCTGCAGGCCAAGGCTAAGAGCACCGCCCAGCAGGTAGCCGCGCTGGACAAGCAGATCAATACCGCAAACAGCAAGCACCTGGCGCTTGGGAAAGAGCTTTCCGATGCCCAGAGCAAGGCGGAATCCACGGCAGCAGAGCTGGAAAGCGTGAACGAGCAGCTGGACAGCTTTGTAAAACGCCGCGCCGAGATTGAGAAACAGCGAGATTCATCCCTCACCCCGGAAGCTGCAAACCTGAAAGCACAGGAGTTTGTGGGCCAGCATTTTGCCAGCGACGCGGCCAAAGCGTCGGAGCTTCAGGGTGCGCTGGACAAGCTGCAGCAGTCCATTCCCGGCCTGACGGCAAAGTATACCGAGCAGGAAAGCGTTCTTTCCGACCTGCAAAAGCAGCACGCGGCACTTGCCGCACAGCTGGCGACCGAAGAGCAGGCGGTAACCCGCCAAAGCAGCCTGGCACAGTACCTGAACGGCGAAGATTCCATGCAGGCGTACTTCAACAAGCAGGCGGTGGACATTGAAAAGTCCTTTGCCAAAATTGAAGAGCGCCAGAACAAAGCCTATGGTTCCTTGGATGAAACCGCCACGCAGCACGCGGAGCTCATTGTGGCGGAGACGCAAAAGTCCGTTACCGCACAGAATAAGGCCGCCCAGGCCGCCGAGCAGCGTGCCGTGCGGGAACAGGCGGCCGCAGAAGAAAGCGACCTGCCGCAAACTGGAACACAGAATCAGACGCGAGCGGCAGCTCCGAGTTTTTGGATAACTGCAAGCCAAGGTCTGCAGGCTGCGGGCAAGACCACCGTAGCAGTCCTGCAAAAACCTTTCAAAAACATACAGACCCGGCTGGCGGCCATGACAAAGAGCATGGGGCGGTTTTCCCGCCGCATTACCGGCCTTGCTTCCAGTGCGCTAATTTTTAACTTGCTCTCGTCTGGTCTGCGCCAGATGACCAACTACATGGGCACTGCCCTGCTTTCCAGCGCATCCCTGCGTCAGGCCCTGGGCAACCTGCAAGGTGCTGCGGCTACTGCTGCAGCGCCTTTGATTCAGATTCTGACCCCCGCCCTGACCGCGCTGGCAAATGCGGCAGCAACTGTGTTCGCGTATTTGGCCAAGCTGGTGGCATTCCTGACCGGCAAGACGGTATCCTCCGCCAAGGCCGCTGCCAAGGGCATGAGCGGAACATCCAAGGCAGCGAAAGATGCTGCAAAGAGCCTGGCCGGGTTTGATGAAATCGAACGGTTAGATGCCAAGACAGGGAGCAGCGGCGGCGGTTCGGGCGCCAGCAGCATCACCCCCAACTATAACTTTGACGCAAAAAGCCCGTTCCTGGATTCCGTGCTGGCCGCCATCGAGGCAGGCGAATGGAACCAGGTCGGGCAGCTTTTCGCCCAAAAGCTCAACGAAGCACTTGCCGCTATCCCCTGGCCGGATATCCAGGACAAGGCCCAGACCTGGGCCGCAAACATTGCGGATACCCTCAACGGCTTTATCGCCCGGCTGGACTGGCGGCTGGTTGGTTCTACCCTGGCACAGGGGCTTAACACGGCACTGATCCTTGCGGACACCTTAGTGCAGGGTATCCACTGGGACACCCTGGGCAATGGCATCGGAAATGGGATGAACCAGTGCGTGGAAGAACTGGACTGGGAAGCCCTTGGCCGCTTGATGATTGCCAAGTGGAAAATCCTCTTCGAGACGCTGCACGGTTTCATTCAGACCTTTGACTTTGGGGCCTTAGGTGACGCATTCGCCCGCGCGACCATGGCCGCCATCAATAACATTGACTGGCCCCAGGCTGCTGCAGACCTTGTATCCGGTGCGGCGGGGCTGCTGGAAGCTCTGGCACACTGGATCGATGGGCTGGATTGGCAGCAGGTTAGCAGCACGATTGCCGAATGCATTACCAATATCGACTACGCCGAACTTGCGCAGGCAATTCTGGATTTGCTGTCCGCCGCCGTCACTGGGCTGGCAGATGGACTTTCTGCCCTTGCCGGGCAGCTTGTCGGTGATTTTATCCAGGGTGTAAAGCAATGGTTTGATGACGTCCAAACCCAGGCAGCGGTTGCCGGATACGGTGACAACGTTGCCCGGTACCTGTTCGATGGTTTTATTAACGGCCTGGAAGCGCTCTGGAACGGCATCGGGCAGTGGATCTATGATCACATTTTCACGCCGTTCAAAAATGGTATTTGCGAAGCATTTGGAATCCACTCTCCCAGTACCGAAGCCAAATCCTGGGGGTCCTACATCTCGCAGGGACTTCTGGACGGTCTGGCCAGCAAGTGGGAG